ATTTTTCAGTATAATATGAAAACATTTGAAATAAAAGATCTATTTTATACCTCCTGGGATGAGCTCAATGCTGATCAGGCTGCATTGGTTATATTTTTTAATAACCGGTTAAAGAGTTTATTAAAAAGGAGCCTCAGGGGAAAGATAAAGGCCGGTGAATACCAGCTGAGGATCCTCAGGATCCTATGTAAAAAACCAAAAATATTAAAAATGCTCTCTCCGGAGCAATTATTGGATATATCGGAGGATCTTTCCTTTATAGATACACCGGTTTACAAATTTCACATCCCATGGATCAGGACAAAAGCCGGCACCTTGAAAGCTCCAGGAGAAAATTTAAATACTTTCACATTTTATCAGCTGATCAAGGCTGATGCCGAATACTCAAAACTCCTGATATTAACATCAGAGTTAAAACAGGAGCAATTTCATTCAATAAACAGGCTGATCTCAATAATTTACCAGCCAGAACATTATCAATTTGATGAGGATCTGATTGAGATCTCCGCTGGATCCCTGCCGGCCAGGCTCACATTTGATCTGAAATATCTGATCCTCCATACGTATGCCAGCTGCAGGAGATATATTGTGGATCAGCGGTGCCCTGATCTGTTCAATAAGGGAGATGAGAGCTCTGAAAAAATTGAATATACCGGCAAAATGTGGCAGGATCTTTTATTTGATCTCAGTGAAACTCCTGCATTTAATGGCCTGGAAACTGCAAAGAATGCCAGGATATTTAATGCCCTGGATTATCTGGAGAAAAAAGTGAAAGAGATTCCAAAAATGAAAAAATGATGGATTTAACCAATTTACAGGAGTACCATGATTATTTTGAGAGTTTGGCCAGCTCCCATATCTCAATCAATTCCTTTTTATATGGTGATGAGGAGAGGCTGATGGAAGCCTCCAGGAGCAACCTGATCCTCCCGGTATTGTGGCTGGAACCATATCAGCCGGCCACCATCATTGATAATTTGAGTGATAATGAGATGGACCGGATCCAGGGAACATTGGCGATTTATACGGTGCCTGATTCGGAGCTCCATGCTGATGAATTTTCAAAGGTGAAAGAGTGTGAGGGAATCATCAAAGATATTTTATCAAGGATAAAAAAAGATCATCAGGAGGGAACCATATACAACCAAATTAATGGAGCTCAATATGGCAGATCACTGGATGTAATGGGTGCCTCCAAATTAGTGGGATACCGGTTGGATTTAACTTTCCTCAGGCCGGCCAGGTTAGTATATAACCCAGATAATTGGCAGTAATATGGCTCTAACTATTGTAAGCGGAAATTTAAATATAAAGGGTAACTCAGGTAATTTTGAAACTGATCCAAGTACCTGGGGAATCACTTTAAATGATAATGATTGGAGGATCTCCAGGAGTAATGCAGTGGCTCAGCTGGGATTGAACTCTGCAGAGTTTAAAACATTGAGAACAACCTGGCCAGGAGGCAATGTACTGGATGGATTTTACAATGCAGCTGCCAGTTTTACGAATGGCAAATTATACCTGGCAAAAGTTTATGTCTATTTGCCCAGCTCCAATCCCATTACCTCCATTGGGGCCGTGGTGGCCATTGAGAATGATGATGCAAATATCAGTGAATATGGATCCTATAAAATTGACAAAGGGCTGAGCCTGGCCCTGGATTCCTGGACTGAGATCCAGACTGTTTTCCAGGTAAATGGATCAGTAACGGATTTAAAACTCCAGGTTAAAATCCACAATTACTCAGGAACTGAATCAATTACATATGGAGGAGTAATTTATATTGATAATTTCCGGATCTATGAAGTTACCGAGGATGCAGCTCCTCAGCCATCCATTGAGATTGATATAAATAACACGGTGATCACTCATGAGAGCTCACCTGGAGCAAATGATGGATCCATCACAGTGGCCATCATTTCCAGTGATACCACAGCTCCCATTGAATACTCAAAGGATAATGGATCCAATTGGCAGAGCTCCAATCAATTCACCGGCCTGGCTCCTGGCACCTACCAGGTGAGGGTGAGGGATTCCAGTGCTCCTCCTGCAGAGGATTATCAATCTTTCAGTATTAATGCAGCCAGCCCAAATTTTGATTTTACCACCTCCATCACTGATGAATCAGTAAGCGGAGCAGCTGATGGAGTTATTGAGATAACTGTATCCGGCACCGGTGGACCATTTACATTCTCAAAGGATGGTGGATCCACTTACCAGGGGAGCAACATTTTCACCGGCCTGGCTCCCACCACCTATGTGATTGCCGTGAAAGATGCCGGAGGGAATATTGTTTCACATAATGCCACCGTGGATCCTGGAGCAGCTGATTTTGATAAGGTTTTTTTTGATAAAAATCCCGTTCCATTAGATCTCTATGAAACTGCCAACGGATCCCAGGATAATTATAAAATATTTGTGGATGTAAAAGTGGAAGATCAGGCAGGATCCGGATCTTATAACTCTAAAATAAAGCTGGCCATCCCTCCGGATTCTAATGGCAAAAGCCATTTTGAATTGAGGCAGGCATTCAGAGGAGTGCTCTCAGCTGATCCTCCAAATCTATCCACAGGAACCCTGGGGAGATTAAAGGACCGGATTAAATTATTCATTGTCCAGTACGGTGATATTTATGATGATCTCACCCAGCCCGGATCCCTGATCACCACCGTTCCATCCATAATCATGATGGGTGGCCTGGCAAAAAGATCCTATCCGGATATTGATTTTTTCTCCCAATACCTTCCAACTTATAAAAAATTTATGAGCTGGGCACCGGTTGAAAAATACATCGATGATTACCAGGAGGATTATCTTAATTTCTGGATATATGATCAAGATATCACCACTCTAAAACTGATGATAAAAGCCTATTATGATGATGATACAGATCAATCCAATGCCACACGGATTTTAAATGGAGTGGAATATGGCCAGCTCTTTCTCATCCCTGCAGGGCCATCCAATTCAGGAGCAAACCTGGTCAATTCAGGTAAAAATATGATTAAATATGATTTATGGCTCACTGATCAGAATGATGCAGTGATCAGTGAGGTGAGAACCTATAAAATCACTGAATTTAAGCATCCGAATACAAGGTATATTATGTTTTTAAATAGCCTGGGAGCATATGAGGTGATCAGGACCACCGGCCAATCAGAGGAGATGGCAGATTTTGAGAGAGAGATCCTGCAAAAGAATCTCACATATAATTACAATGCATTGGATGGAGAATACCAGATCAGCAACGTGAGTAAAACAAATAGATTCATTTATTCATCCGGGTATTTTACTGGCCGTTATTCTGATCAATGGCTGGAACATATGCAGGAATTATATCTCAGCCAAAAGGTTTATGATGTTACTGATGGATTGAGGGTGCCAATTATCATCCAATCAGGATCCATGCAGGTGAAAAAAGATGCAGATAATAAAAGATCAATCAGGTTTGAGGCCATTGAGGCATATTTTGATTACGTAAATACACCCAGATCAGTATGATTCAGATCCAAGTTAATGGAGAATATTTGGAGCTCTTTCCGGATATCCGGATCAATATGCAGCTGAGAAATCCAATTTTTGCTGATGGTGATATCATCCCTGGATCTTTCTCTCTGCCTTTTGATTTACCTGGAGGGGATCTCTCCGGGAACAATGCCAGGATCCTCAATAATCCGGATCTGGTAGAAAGCCGGACCGGTAAACTAAAGTTTACAAATGTGACCATTTATTTTGATGGAGTGCCATTCAAATCAGGTGAGCTGATCATCAATCCAGTGAGTGGAAAATCATACCGGGGGAATTTTAATTTTGGATTGAGGACTATTGCATCAGATTTCAAATCATCAAAGATCCGGGATATTATTGATGAGGTTATCTCCATGACCGTGGAAACCTACTCAAAAAAAATATATGCAGCTCCCTCCGGAGGAACCTCCTCTCCATATAAAATCCACATCAACGGGAAAGATTTTGAGGGAGCCACACTCCAGGATCTTGCAACTGATATAAACAATGAGATCTGGGATCCTGATATCACTGCCACCTATGTTTCCACCGGCACCACTCCCCTGGGATATTCAGCTCCATTTATCACCATTGTGCCGGCAAATCCAACGGATCCGGATACTGAATTTCATGTGGATTCAGAAAATAATGAATATTCAACCAGGGCAAATTGGTATATTGAAGCTGAGCCAGTTACCACCTATGTGAACAGCATTAAAACATTTGTGGAATCTTATATCTCCAGCACTCCTGCAGATGATAAACTCAGATTTCCCATGGTTTACAATGATGGATTTTATGAGGAGTATAAAACAGCTCCAATCCTGATGCCAAAATCTCAGCGATTTTGGGCCAATTATGCTCCGGATGGAACTTTGAGAACCAATGATCCAAATTATGGAGCAACGAATACAAAACCATTCATGATCTATAATTACACCAATGTTCAGCCATTCATCCCATTAAAATACATTTTTGATCAGATCGCTAATTCATTTGGATTCACATATGAGGGAGATTTCTTTGATGATCCATATTATCTGGAGGCTTTGTTCAGCTCCTCCTTTGTGATTGATAAAGAAATGCCATATATAGGGCCATTACCATATTTATTCTGGCTCCCTTCATTCAATCTCCGGGAGTTGGTTCCTGATATCACCGTGGAGGAGCTGTTCAAAGGGATCCAGAAAAAATTAAATCTGGCTATATCCTATAATGAGGATCTGAATGCAATCAGGATTATTAAAAGAGGCCCAATTTTTCAGGATACCTCATACATTGATCTGAGTGAGATCTCCGGACCGGTGGATGATATTGATGTGGTGGCCGTGGATGGAGTGAGGCTGGAGAGCAAAATTGATGAGAGTGATCTCCTGGCCGTGGATGATTATTTTGAAAGTGGATCTCCGGAACTTATTATATCATCCATTTTCAGTGGCCTGGAGGGTGATTATACTGCCGGTGCCTATCAGTTTTTAAAACTTCGTCAAAAAGCCCTGGAGGATTTTACTCCCAGGCTGGTATTTTATAAGGGTATTGATGGCACCAATGGATATCCTAAAGCCTCATACCTGGGATGGGAGATGAAATTCTCAGGCATTTCCGGCCTGGGAGAAACTGCCTGGAAAGAATATATCCGATTTTTAAAATCTAGGAAACAAATCTCATTAAAAATGGATATGCCATTCAGAACCTTAAAAGCAATTGATTGGGAGAAAAAATACAGGATTCATGATTCAGTATTCTTTTTTAAATCGATTGATATAAATCTCACCATGAAAGGAATATCCATCAGTAAAGTGGATCTGTTCAGCACATGATTTACCAATCATCATGGCTGGCACCGGTGATTGATTGAAATAGATTCTCAAAAAGATTATTAAAATCCTTTTCAGTTTGGAGGATATCTTTCACTCTAGCTGGCCGGAATGTATCATCTTTTTTGAGCCAATATTGCTCCAGTGGGAATCCATAATTAACATTATTCATATTAGATATTTTAACCCTATATTTTCCATCCTTCAAATCCACCTGGATCCTATGATTTAAATCCATATTTAATCCGTTTTGTACTTTGTGAGCCTGGATATAATTGCCGGTGATATATCCCTGATCCTTACTCTCTGCAGTGATCACCTCAGATGAATTATTAAATCTTTGGGCAAACCAATATTTTACACCTTCAAATAATTGATCCTTTGATTTACCAGGGATCTCCCGGATATCTTCAATAATAATGGATCCATTTTCAACCTGAAATTTTTGCTGGCCATTAGATTGAAATGCTATAATTAAAAGAGGGATTAAAAAAAATGCTCTCATAACTTTTAATATTTATTGATCAAACCAATTTAATCAAATATCATTCCATCAGCAATTTTGTCCTAAGATTAGAACCAGATTACCACCAATTTTGATGTATGGCAAAGATTCCAGAGAGTATTATCAACCGTTTAAATGAACTGGCTCAGATTTATGCTCAATATTTATTTGATAAAGCCTATAATCTTTTAAAGGAGAATAAATACAGAAATACCGGTCAGCTCCTGAACAGCCTCAAAGTTACCTGGCTGAAAGCTGATGAGAATTATCCTCCCAGGATTTTACTCATTTACCTGGAGTATGCTGATATTTTTGAGCAGAAAAAACTCTCATGGGTGAGGACACCACCACCGGAGGAGCTGATCAAATGGGTAATGGAAAAAGGGCTCCATAAATCAGGAAAGATCCCAGGATATACAGCAAATTCCAGGATTGGAATCAGTGACTATCAAAAAGCTCAGCGGATTGGCTGGGCCATATCCATTGATAAAAGGATTAATGATACTCATCAGCGGAAACCATGGAAACGCCAAACATTATCAGAGCTATTAAAGCAGATGAATTATGAAGTGCATGAGGCATTCAGGCAGGAATCTGAGCAGCTGATGGCAAATGCCCTGCAGGGTGGAATCATAAAATAAAATTATAATGGCAGCACAGGCAAATATTGAAATTGTATTGAGCAACGGCCAGAAAGCCGGTGAAACTCTAAAGGAACTATTTAAATCAGCTAACAGGCTGAATAAAGAGATCAAAGATCTGAAACCAGGATCAGAGGAGTTTATTAAAAAATCAAAGGATCTGCAGGCGGTAAATGCCAGGCTCAAAGACGTAAAAACCCAGGCATATGGAGTGAACCAGGCCACAAAATCACTCTTGGGATCATTCAGCCAGTTTATCCCATTCGGAGGGCAAATCCAGGGGATCACCAATAAAATGGGAATGTTAAAGGGAGGAGTTGGAGGTGTGGCCAGCCAGTTTGGGATCCTGAGAACTGCCATCATATCCACCGGAATAGGGGCTCTGATTGTGATTATCGGATCCCTGGTGGCCATGTTCAAATCCAGTGAGGAGGGCCAGGATAAATGGAATAAAATCATGAAGGTGACCGGTGTGATTGTCGGAAACCTATCTGATATCCTGGCCAATCTGGGAGAGGTGATCTTTGATGCCATTGTTAATCCGGTGGATGCAGCCAAAAAAGCCTGGGAGGGATTAAAGAAATTTTTTACAGATCCTTTGGGAACCATAAAAGAGGGGGTCCAGGCCACAAAGGATGCCATAAAGGGATTTGTTGAGGAAACAAAAAATGAGGTGAATGCTGCAGCTGAGGTGGCTGATCTGGAGGCTAAAACAAACCGTATTGAGAGGGAATTGCTGGTGGAACGCAAAAGGATTGAGGCTGATATTGCTGAGCTCCGGTTGAAAGCCAGGCAGGAGGATCAGTTTAATGCAGAGGAGAGGTTGATGTTTTTAGATGAGGCCAATCAATTGCAAAACAGGCTCCTGGATAAAGATCTGCAGATTGCTGAAAATCGGGCTGAAATTGTCAGGCAGACAAATGCATTCAGCAAAAGCACAAAGGAAAATTTAGATAAACAGGCCGAGGCTGAGGCCAGAGTTGAGGAGATCCAGGTTTCCAGATTGAATCAGCAACGACAAATTGAAAGAGAGAGGCAGAGAGTTTTAAAGGAGGTGGAAAGGAATGAAGCAGCTGCAGCAAAAGCAGCTGAGGAATCTGAGAAAAAGAAGCAGGAGGCCAGGGAGAAAGCTCTCCAGGATGAGGCAGAAGCTCAGCAAGCCATCCAGGATCTCCGGATTGAGGTCATGGAGGAAGGTATTGAGAAAGAGATTGAACTGATCAAGCTGGATGCAGAGAGAAAGATCTCAGCTCTCAAGGGAACGGAGGAGCAGATCACTGATCAGAGGCTTTTAATAGAGATGATCAGGAACAGGGAAATCATGGCCATCCGTGATGAATATAGAAAACAGGAGGAGGAAAAAGAAAAAGAGCTGCAGGCCAAAAAAGATGAAATAAGGAAAAAGGATCAGCAAAGAGAAATGCAAGCTCTGGAGGGCACACTGGCATTTGCCTCCAATACTTTTGGGGGGATGGCTCAACTGTTCCATGAGGGATCAGTGGCATATAAATTTTTTGCGATTACCCAGGCCGAGATTGATACTATCCAGGCAAGTATTGCTGCCTATAAATCCACCGCTGCCATCCCAATTGTGGGCCCAATCCTGGCTCCCATTGCAGCCGGTGTGGCGTTTGCATTTGGCCAGGCGAAGATCGCGCAGATCCAGGCCAAAGAGGTGCCAAAAGCATCCAGAGGATGGATTGCCAGAGGCAGAACTCATGCCCAGGGTGGGATCCCTGGAATGGTATCCAGCACCGGAGAGCCGGTTGAGTTTGAAGATGGGGAGATCATTCTCACCAGGGGAGTGAGCCAGGATCCTGCCGGCATGGCTGCAGCCAGTGATCTCAATGCCAGATATGGAGGGATCCGATTTTTCCAGGCAGGTGGGCCGGTGAATCCACTCTCCCAGGCTCCCGGATCCGGATCAGCTCCAGGATCTATTCAATCAGAGATCTCCTCCAGGAGTGATGCCAATATTGTGAGAGAGCTCCGGGAGATTAAAACCATTGTGAATGCCTGGCCAACAAAATTGCAGGTGAATAATAATCTGCAGGATACCAGGGAGGGATTGAACACGTTAAATAAACTGGAATCTGAGAGTAATTTTTAAAATGAAAATAAAAGTATTTATTGATAATCCGGGTTACCAGCTCTTTTATTGTCCAGGTTGTAAAGAATGGCATGTTATTGATCACCGGTGGGCATTTAATGGGAATATTAAGAATCCCACTTTTAATCCATCATATAAAGCCACCGATCCAGATGGGAAAATCTGCCATTTATTTATCAGAGATGGAAAGATTCAATATTTGAATGATTGTTATCATTCTTTGAAGGGTCAAACCATTGATATGGTTGATGTAAGAAACATTTAAAAAATTAACTTTTTTACAATCAGGCTAAAAATCTAAATCAGTCAATACTGCCAAAAATCGCACTTTTGAAAATTTTTACCATGGCACCTGTGGCCTTAACTCATCCGGCGCCTGAGCTTGCCACCTGGTTACCGGCCATGTAAGAAATCAGGAAATTTAAAAGATTTTATCCATCGGCCTCATTTTCTTCCTCATCTCCTCCCGGTTCTGATGGGTGTATGCCTCAGTCTGCCTGATATTCTCATGGCCGGCAAATTCCTTTGCAGATAATAAATCCTTTGTTTTATTGTAATATAGAGTGATGAAGGTGTGCCGGCCTACATGAAAATGAATGTTTGATTTTATTCCCAGCTCCATGGCAATATCTTTAAAAACCCGGTTTGCATATTGCTCAGCAAAATCATTAAATATTTTCTCACCGGGCCGGTGATCCCGGATGGCATCATTGAAAAGCTCTTTGGCAATTTTATTCAGTGGGATCTCCAGGATCCTGTTTTTCTTTCTATTTTTAAATGGAACAAATGTGAGAATATTATTCATATTCCATTCAGCATTCACACGGATCAGATCTGAGATCCTGAGGCCGGTCATACAGGAGAATAAAAAAGCTCTCAGCATCGATCTCCGGATTTGAGGGATCTCAGCTGATTTATAATATTCATATAATTTTTTGAGATCCTCCTCAAATATGGCTCTCCAGTTTCCTTTGGTGGATGAGATAGTAAAATAATGATATGGATAAATAAATTTGATATTATCTTTCATGGCCTGCCTCAGATATGTTTTTACCACCTTGTGGATGGTCCACCTGGAATTGGTATTGTTATCCAGCCGGGAGGCCATTGTTTTTTTTAGGTAATTATCAAAACTGAGAGCCCAATTTTCATCAAAATTACTGAACATGATCACATCCTGGAAAGCCTTTATTTTTCTGAGAGCCTTTAAATGATTCAGATATGTGGAATAAATGATCTCTCTCTCCCTCATCCTGAATCTGATTTTTTTCTCCATATACTGGATAAAATCTTTCTTTGAAAAATTATGCTTGTAATCATACAGGAATTTATTCATAGTGAGAGGGATCTCAGAGAGCCTGTAATACTTAAAAATCTCATTCATTTTTGCAATCTCACTCCGGATCATCATGTTGTGATCATCAGCATCATGATCATCCTGGAACCGGTGCCGGCACAATCCATTCTCATGATCAAATTTATCCACCGGCCAGCGAATATCAAGGGGGATCTCCTTTTTCTTTCCTGAGATTTTTACCCGGATATAAAGGCTGGAGATCCCGAACCTGGATATCCTTTGTTTGTTAAAAATCACTTTGATACTGCCATTCATGTTTTCTGTTTTTTAAATGTTGAACCAATGTTGAACCGTACATATAATAATGAGGCTCATTTGTGAGCCAGTATGGCCCTTTTTTTCACATTTATGGCACCTGGAGAGAGAAAAGAGCCTCCCACCGGGGCTCATTTCATCACTGTAAATCAGGCAATTAATATTAAATGTTGACCTGATGTTTTTTTGATTGCAATAAATGCTCCTCATTTATTGCGTTTATTACAGTATGAATTGTTTTTTTTATTAAATGGATGTTGAATAGGATATCAGTTTCCAGCTTTATCCCTGAGCATTTTTATCATATCATCTTTAGCTCTCAGCAATTCATTTAATAAATCCACCTCCCTTTTGAGTGAATCCTTTTGCTTTGAGAGCTCATCTCTTTTTTGGGCAATTGATTCATATTTTCCCCTGGATTCATTGAGCTGATTATAATATTCAGGATCAATTTCAGTAATTACATCCAGTCCATTTTCCTGGAGAAAACCTGTAAACCTTTTGTATGATCCAGGGCCATAAATCTGGAGGAGTTTTACGAACTCTTTCAATTTGATCTGATGCACACCACTTTCATATCTATTATATGAGGAGGGTTGAATATTAAGAAGATCAGCCACCTGGCTTTGTGTGTAACCATGCTCAATCCTCATTTCTCTCAGCAAAACGGGTATATCCATAATCCATGATAGTTGTATAAGCAAATTAACCATGGCAGATGTATTTTGTTTGGTAGTTATCACACAATGTTTTGCGTTTTTTGTTGTTATATTATTGCGTTATTTATATTTTAGATTGCGATTTAAGCAATAATTGTATCACGAAAAAAGCAAAACATGTGCCAAATGCCTGTAAATAAGATTGATGAGGTGATCCGGAGCCGAGGATTTAAAGAGCTAAAACCAACTGATGAACAGCTCAAAAAAATGGATACCTCTCTGAAAATGTGGAATAAATGGATCCTGAAAAAACGGGATCCGGAGCTTTATCAGCTGCCAGCCATCGCCGATTTTTTAGGCTGCAGCATCTCTGAACTGGTTGGATCAAAACCAGTTTTAGTATCTGCCAACTAAAAAAAATGAATCATGGACCAGAAAAAACGTATCAGATCACTCCTCACCTCCCTGGTAAACCAGCGACAAAAGCAGGGAGATATGAGGATCAGAACTTTATCAGGCTCAGAATGCAGAGCCATCACGGTGATCAGAAATGAGCTGGATTACCGGAAAAATCAGGATGATAAAGCTCATATCCGGATGATAAAAAATCTGGAATATCACATCCGGATCCTGATGCCAGGACCGGGATCAAAATTCAGCACTTTCAGGAGCCAGCTCATTGAGCTAATCGAAGATTATAAGCCTATCACAAAACCACTGGAAGCATGAGAAAAAATTTATCCATTGAGCAGCTGGAGAGATTACTCATCTCCAGGAGATACGGCCAGATCCATTTGAAGCATATGAGATCTGAGCTCAGCCAGGATACCAGATCATCAATCATTGTGGCCAGCATTGATAAAATTGATGATATCCTGGAGGCCAATATTCCGCAGAGTTTTAAATCACAGATTCCAAAAAATTTACCCATGAAAGAGATCCATTTATACACTAATAACCCAGCAAATCCGAAACTGGAGAAGCTCTTTGTTTACCTGGTAAAAATAGGATACCAGGTGATCATTGATGGCCTGAAATTTTTAAAGAGGAGGAGAAAGCCGGCCAGGCGTGGTGATTATATCCTGATCAATAAATCAATCACTCCAGATCATTTTGGAGCACTGATGAATGATGATTATTTCAACCGGTACATCAAAAATCAACACCTGCAAATCATTCAAACATATCCAGGCAGATATGAGGTGGCAGATAAAAACAATGCATACTGGCTGATCAATAAAACCTGGATAAAATAATGGATAAAAATATCAATTACAGATTTATCTCTCCAGACACCATTAAACCAGAGATAAAAGAAAAAAATCACTCTGCAATCCTGCAATCACTCTATTCAATCAGGATGAACATTGATCACATTGAGAGGCTCACATTTGAAATGTACGTAGATCAAAAGGATCAAAAATTCATTGATGATCTAAAAATGATTAAAAAGGAATTTGGAATCATCATGGCCACCTGGAAGGAACGCAAAAACGGGAATAATAAACCAGATTAATTATGCCTAAAATCCAGCAATTATTTGAAATCAATGTCACTCCTCAAAAGTTCCTGGATCGCTGCAGTGATCAGGAGCTCTATGAGGTTTATTTGCTAATGAATCAGCCGGCCATCCATAACAGGCTGGCAAAATTTAACTGCCGGCCTAATGGAGCCACAGCCAAAAGGAGGTTGGAGAGTTTTCCGCAGCCAGACGTAAACAATATATAATTAACTCAAATAAACTATGGGAACATTATTAAATCAGCTACCACGGAAACACTTCGATTTTAGTTCTAAGGATATAACAGAACAAATATCTCTTATGAAAGAGATATGCATTAAAACTGGAATTTCATTCGATCAACTTGTAAAAGTTTATGAAGTCAGGAACAAACAGAGAGAGCTCGATCTTCGATGGAATGATGGGGATATTAAGGATGAACAATTATCCGGATTTGGTGATTTACTTGGCGAATTGAATATGTTAATAAATAGATTAATTGAAAATGATGATTGATTCGCGGCAATCATCGGTGATCCCTGGCAGGAGTTTTATTGTGTTTTCTCCTGGCCACCGGTTCAATCCCGGAAGGGATCACAAAAGGGAGAGGATTTGGCTTTGTGCCATGTGCCATAAAACATGGTTAAAAATGTATCTATACACTAATACAAAAAATGCACCTGGTTTGATTAGCCTCTCCCTTTTTTTTCAAACCAGATAAAAATCAATCACAATGGAAAAATTTTATTTAATCCTCACAATGGTGGTTTTTTTTAGTGGATACTTTGCTATCTATTTCCTGGTAAAAGGGCACAAAATCACTGAATCTGTATCTGCATCATTTTACTCCTGGGATCATACGGATGCAAAACCCTGGACTGATCGATTCTTTTTCAGGATCATGATTGCAGGGATCTCCATTCCCTGGTTTTTTTTGGTGCCTCAGTGGAGTGGATGGCTGGCAGGATCCCTGGTTTTATTAATTGGCCAGGCTGCACATTTCAGGCAGAAAGCTCCCTATATTTTAACCATGCACATGATTGGATCCTTTGCCGGGATCCTGATGGCCTTGATCTCCATTGGATTATATTTTGGCCATGTTCATTTTGCCATTTATCCTGGCTGGAAAGAGATCTCCATCACCTGGGAGAATCTCTGGTATTTCACTTTTTTGATTGCCGGCCTGGTTGGATCAGCTGCAATCAAATTTGATTGGATCAAAAAAATTCCGGCCGTGGTCCGTGAGAATAAAACCTGGTGGATTGAAATCTATTTCTTTATTCTGGCAGTGATTGGAGCATCCATTGGATCCTGGTTATATAAATAAATTTACCATGAGGGGAATATTGATCCTATCACAAATTTTAATCCTTTTTTCCTGTTCATCAGATCCGGAGATTCAGCCTCAATTGAGGATTGCTGAATCATGTGATCAGTGCCTGGATTCACTGGCCTTTTATAAACAGTACATTGATTCAACCAGGATTTATAAAGATTCCCTGTATATGTATAAACCGGATTTATGTGCCATTGATAGCTCTGAATATTGGTGGCCAGGTGATCCATATCAGCCTGGGGATACCCTGAGGATTTACCGGGGATGTTATATGCCAGATTCTCTCTTTTATATCCGGATCCCTCCAGGGGGTCCAATTGGTGTGCCTGGCAGTGAGATCAATTGCGAATGGCATAGGCATTGGCTTGATTCCATTTGTGAAAACAAAGAAATAATACTCCAGCAATATGGATGCAATGAATAAATCAGATAAATATTATCTCAGTGAGAGGAGGATTAAAAGCCAGGATGATTCAATGAAATTTACGGTAATTGGATGGATTGGGATCATCCTGATCATCATCATCCTGGCATTAACCAGCTGCAGTGATCGGGTGACCTGCCACACCTATACCAAAACCAAATATAAAAGGGAGAATGTAAAATATAAACCTGCCATTTATACTATAAAAGTAAAAAAATGAATGAATTACTCTATCACCTTGTCAATTACGCCAAAGAGGTAAAAAAGATGAGGGAGGCTCAGAAAAACTATTTCAGTACAAGGAAAACAACGTGGCTCATAAATGCAAAGGATCTTGAAAAGCAGATTGATCAGGATACTGATCAAATTTTATCAAAGGAATTTGAGGAGGCATTTATGGCCCAATGTGAATCAATTTTTTCAACACAAAACCAGGAGAAATCTGAATGAGTTTTATTGATCAAAATGAACTACTGGAGAAAACCAATGGAGGGCTCAATATTATTCTCTCCTATTATCCACAGGCTGAGAAATGCATCAATAATAAAAATGAGAAATTCAAGATCCGGGAGGAGAAAACGGCCAGCACATCACTGAAAAAATTACCGGATGGAGTATGGGTGGTGACTGATTTTGGAGATGATCAGAAGCCCAGGAACGGGATCCAGGTTTGCATGAATGAGGAGGGAGTGGAATTCAAAGAGGCTCTCCAGATCCTGGGAGCCAGATTTGGTATTTCAGGGAGTAACTCTGTAACTGAGGCAGTCAAATATGAATTTAAAAAGCGGAAAGCAAAAGCCTCAGAGAAAGAGGGAGAGTATTATTTCAAGATCCATAAGGAGATCCCGGATTCAGCTCTGGAGATCCTGGGGCCATACATCGCTGAGAATCATTGCAAATATCTCCATTTTTATTCCCTGGAGAGTTTTACATATGTAAAGGACCGGCAAGCATTTGAAACCATTGCAAATGATGAGTATCCCATTTTTCTGATTGATGAGGATGATTTCAAAAAGATATACCAGCCCAAAAATCCGGATAAAAAATACCGGTTTAGGTATTACGGTAAAAAGCCTAAAAATTTTATTCACGGTCTGGAGCAATGCATTCATAAATACAATGATCTGAATGCTGATGCCGGTGATTATGATCAGGATGCAGCTGATGCAGAGGAGCAACGGAGAGAGAAAAAGCTCCCTGAGATCATTCTTTGCTCCGGTGATCGGGATGCCCTGAACGTACATTCCCTGGGATACAATGTGATCTGGCTCAATTCGGAGAGTGCAAAGATCTCCGGAGATCAATACAAAAGGATAATGAGCATTTGTGAGGGATTTTATAATCTGCCTGATATTGATCACACTGGATTAAAGCAGGGCCATGAGCTGGCCAATAAATACCTGGATATTAAAACCATTGAGCTCCCTCCAGAGCTGCAGTATAAAAGAGATTTCAGGGGTAATCCCTGCAAGGATGTAACCGATTTTTTGAAGCACTACAAAAGGAATGAGCTGAGAAAGCTCATTGATGTGGCCACACCGGCCAGATTTTGGGATGAGCTGCCAAAGTACAATAAAAAAGGAGAATGGATTGGCCAGGAGTATTATTTCAATAATACACAGGCATATCATTTTTTGCAGATAAATGGATTTTTCCGGTTTGAAAATCGCAATGAAAAGAATGGATATATATTTATCCATTTTGACGGGAACATAGTTGATGAGATCGATCCGGTTAAAATAAAGGGATTTGTAAACGATTTTTTAAAGCAAAGGAAACTCCCGATATCCCTCAGAAACATGGTATATAAAACAGCCCAGCTGGCTGAAAACAGCCTGAGCAACCTGGACCGGATTGATATTGATTTCACCGATTATGATAAAGCCAGCCAGTTCTTATTTTTTGAAAATAAAACCTGGTGTATCAATCAGAAAGATATCAAAGAGTTTAAGCCTGGCCAGGTTGACAAATTTGTCTGGATGGATGAGGTGATTCCACACAAAGTAAAAAAGCTGGAGGATTTTTTTGAGGTTACCTGCACAGAGATGGAGGATGGAGTGAGGGAATATGATATCCAGATCAAAGATACCTCTCCCATGTTCATGAAATTCCTGATCCAAACATGCCGGATCCATTGGAGGAAAGAATTTGAACAGATCCCGGAGCAGCTGGATCCAAAGGAGAGGGAAAAGTATTTCCAGGATATCCGGTTCACAATTGACAATCCCAGGCTGGATCATGATGAGATCTATGAGCACAAATTGCACCTGATTAATAAAATATATTCCCTGGGCTATTTATTGCACCGGTACAAAGAGCCATCCCGGCCATGGTGTGTATTTGCCATGGATAATAAGATTGCTGATGAGAGTGAGAGCCATGGAGGATCCGGGAAATCCATTGTATACAATGCCATCAGGCAATTTATGAAATCAGTTACCCTGAACGGGAGAAACCGGAAACTCACTGAGAATCCTCATATTTATGAGAATGTAACTGAGCACACGGATTATATTTTCATTGATGATGCAGATAGATACATTGATTTCCAGTTTTTTTTCAAAGGGCTCACCGGTGATCTGGATGTGAATCCGAAAAATAACCGGCAATATTCCATCCCATTTAAAGAGGCTCCCAAATTTTGTATCACTTCAAATTATACTCTCCGGAACATAGATCCATCCACTGAGAGGAGGCTTTTATATACCGTTTTCTCTGATTATTATCATTACAATTCAAATAATGAATACAAAGAGCATAGAGATCCAAAATCAGATTTTGGGATCAATCTCTTTGATGATTTCACGGAGGATGAGTGGAATCTATTTTTTAATTTCATGGCTCAGTGCCTCCGGTTGTACCTCTCTCATCCTAAAATTGATCCTCCCATGAATAATGTTACCAAAAGGAATCTCATTACTGAGATGGGAGATGCATTCAAAAAGTGGGCTGATGTTTATTTCAGTGCTGAGAATGATCCTCCCAGGGTGGATCAATTACTGGTCAAAAAGGAGGCATTTGAAAACTTCAAAGATGAAACCAAAATGCATAAATGGACCATTAACAGATTTACCAGATCTCTGAAAGCATGGTGCCGGTATTATGTATATGAGCTGGATCCGGATGAGCTCTGTAATTCCCAGGGCCGGATCATCCGGAAAAAGGATGGCATTGCCACAGAGATGATATACATCAAAACCACTGAGGTGATCAATGATCAGGAGAATCCGGATAAACTACCATTTTAAAAATATGTTCAATAAAAAATTACCATCATGAAAATCAAAATCCACGACCGTGGCCAGTGCCTGGCTCCAGGCGTGCCGGCAATTACTTTCACCAAGTATGGAACCATTTTACTCAATGAGGCCACAAACAATTTGCTGGATCTGGATCCTGGGGATTCAGTTTTTATCATGCAGGATGAGGACAATCCACGGGATTTTTATATCTCAAAATCTGAGGATCCTGATCATCCGAAAGGAATAAAGCTCCGGAGATTCGCAAACATGAAAGGAGGGCTCCAGAGTAGTTTCAAAGAATTATGCCGGTTAATTAACCGGACCAATGGCCACCTGGAAAAATCAACTGTAAAATACCAGATCAGTAAAGAGCCTATCCAGGAGAATGGATATACCATGTTTCCGATCATTACCAGGGGAGGGAAAGAGATCATCCGGAGGTATGGAAACGCCTGATCAAATTACCATCTCTGAGAGGCTCAGGAGAGCTGAGAGCCTGGATCAGTTCCGGAGTGATAGTGGCCACCGGATCCACATGATGCCATATTACAGGAGGCTCTCTGATGGCTCCCTGGCATTTGATTTCATCGGGGATCATACCAATGCCAGGCAGCTGGAGAGCTGGATCAAAGAGGGGGTGATATACATCCGGGATGGAGAGATCATTGAAAACAATTAATAATTTAAAACTACTATTATGGAAGATATTGAGAAAATCATTGATGAAAGATTGAGTGATCTTGATAGATCCAAAAGAGAGGAGCTGAACTTCTTTGCAGCTCATGCACCGGAGCAGATCCCTGGCTGGTTTAAGGTTGAAAATCTTGAATTACCGGAGCAGCCAAAATATGAAAGTGAGGTTTTTTCTGATGATGAAAAATTGAGAATTGAGGCTGAATCATGGAGAAAGGATCCCATTTATGATCTGGATGAATCCACAAATGAGAGGCTCCGGGAATTTGCAATTGCATGGAAAAAACACTGGAGTGAAATGAGCCAGTTTAGAAAAAATTATGATAGCCGGAGATTTTTTGCCTGGCGGTGGTATTATGCCAAAATGATGATCCAGGAACGGCCTGAGATTTAATGATCATGGATCTATTCAATTCATATGAGTTTTATATTCTTGAGATATGTATTCTGATTGAAAATGGTATCACCCATGAGAAGGCAAAAGCCTGGACTGTGGAATATTTCCCAAAATTCAGGAATGCATATATCAATTTCTTATTTTATTCAAAATGAACGGCCTGAGATTTAATTGCATGGGTATACGGCCGGGAGGATCTTAAATATTCGATTCTCAGAGCCTTTAAACAGCTAAAAATGAGGATAATATGGAGATAAACAATCAAATGAATTACTCAAAATATATGAGAGTTAAAATCATTATTGATGATAATTGGAAAGATTTTCAAAATACAATAAATGATTGGCTGAGTAATAATTCAAAGGATATTATTGATATCCAGATCACTCATACTGCCAGTGATGAGGCACTTTTTCAGTACATGGCAACAATATTTTATAAAGTCTAAAAATATATGAGAACAGCTGAGGAATTCCATGAATTTATTATGGCCTCACTTGGGGCACACTATAAGACCATTCATATAGGAGTGGCAAAGGAGGTTTTATCTAATCAATTTATTTACAAAAAACAGATTGAGAATCTTGCAAAAGAATTAGCCGATTTGGCTAAAATAGACCGGGAACAACATGCCAAAGAAACATCCATTAAGTTTTTAAAATGGTCGGATTCATTGGAATCAAAATACCCAGGGGATAAACCATCCTTTATGTATAACCATGAAAAAATGTTCAAAAAATTCAAAAAGCAAAATAAGATATGAGAACATTATTGATATTAATTGCATTCACGGCCGGGATTGAGATCCTGGCCCTGATCCATTCCAAAAGGATCCTGGCAGGGGTGGATCCATTCAAGTGGGGGAAAGCTGGGAATCTCTGGTTTAAATTTATGATGGCCACAGCTGCCTCCTTTGCTTTATCGATATGGAACCACCGTGGGGATGTGCCATATCCGGCCGGCCTGGTTGAAGTACCTGGAGAGGTGATCTTTCTCCTGGGATATCTCTGGACGGTTTTCGATCCATCACTAAATCTGATGAGGGGAAAGCCTTGTTTATATATCTCAGATAGCAATGGAAAGGCTCTGGATGAGTGGTTTGCCGGCCGGTGGCAGCTGCAGTATATAAATAAAGCAGCGGTGATGATCATTGGAATCCTTTTGATTATCATTTCCTGGTTTATGGCATTTTGTTAAAATTTCACGGTTACTTTTATATATGTAAAAACATTAATATTTTGAGGGAGATTTTAAGGAGAGTGCAATTCTGTATAAGTACAGGAGTGCACTTTTTTTATATATACACCAAAGTTGTTTTTATCACCATCTATTGAATGAGAGAAATTAAATGAAAATTTATGAGAGAAAGAATGCGGGGAACAGTAAGATTAAACAATTCAGTGAAATCCTGGCTTACTTTAATACAAAGGATCCTGATGATCTACAAAGGCAAATCATGTGGAATGGAATCCGGTTTATAATGTATAAGCTGGCCACCACAGAGGAGGAAAATGAGATCATAAAAAAGCAGGATGAAATATTCAGAACAGTCCAGGCATTGAAATAGATCATCAGCCTGAAATCATTCCAAGCAGGTACATATCCAGTAATATTTCAATTTATCTTAAATTGTCCAGGCTTTTTATGTCCAGCTCCACTCTCTTTCCAACTTTCTCTCCCTATTTACATAAAAAAAAGTGTAACTCTGTAACTCTATTATAAAATACTGATAAACAGAAAAATAAAGGTTACACTTTGGTTACACTTTTTTTTGAGGTTACACTTTAAACTGTAACCGGACCGGATCAGGGTCCACCGGTTACACTTTTAAAAAACCGGTTACAAACCCAAAAAATAAAATGTAACCCAGTTAAGTTACACAATTACAGAAAGTTAGAGTGATTTTTTCAGCCGGTTACACAGTTACAAAATATTTCCATACTCGCCACAGGAGAATTTTACTCTCCAGGAGCAGGAAAATCATCATATCCAGCCAGGATCCCGAATTTCTTTAAAAAATACAAATTATTGAAAATTGCGTTTTATGAATAATGATTTGCAATTTGTGCAAATTAATTTGCTTTTTACGTATATTTAAGCATGGGAAAAATTGTTCATATTCCAGTATTGCCACATGTTAAAAAAATCATCTTAAATCATTACAAGTTTACAGAGCCGGTGAAAGCAGATCTCTCCAATGTGATCGGGCTGCAGCTCTATGCACTGGTAAAAGAGAAATCCAGGAGGAGAAATGGCCATAATTCATATAGAGATATTTTGAAGGTGGATTTATGTCACGAAATAGAAAAACGTGAAATTAGGATGGGATCATTGATTCTGATTAACCATTATTTTGATAAGCATTTTAAATATCTCATGTTCAATTGGATCCAGGCACAATATGAGGCAGGGATCTCAGCCTATCAAGCGGTTAAAAATTTTCTGAATTTTTACCAGATTGATGAGAATGAATATTCCTATGAATCCGGATATCGGGCCTGGCTCAGATATAAGAATGATGAGTATTAAAAGTATAAAAATGAAAAAAAAGGGGCGATCTTGTCATAAAATAGGCCGGATTACGTCCTAGCCAAAAAAAATCCCTTGACAATCGTTTTTTTATTACTTAAAAGCCGGTTTTATATGTCACTTCTTTGATACCCTCTCTTTTACGTCCTAAAAAAGTTATCAATTATTATTCACATTCACAGCCATGAGCTACCTGGGAAACATATCTCTTTTTAGTGGTGACAATATCGGAGGGATCCTGGAATTGAAAGTGGCCAGGGCCAGTGATATTTCAGATATTCCGGATCCGGTGGATGGAGTGGTGTATGGAAATATCACATTTAATCCAGGCAAAGGGTTTTTCACCTGGATGGCCACACGGGGATCCTCATCATTTTTGGGTGAGGGAAATAATACAAGTGATGGCCCTGTAAAGGAAAACTCACTGGATTTTGTATTGCCAAAGGATCAGCCTGGAATAAAAAGGATGTTGGAGCTGGCTGAGCAGGATGAGCTCATTGTATTATATAAGGATGCCAATGGCAATCAAAAGATATTCGGAGCCATCTCTGATCCGGTATATTTCACATTCAGCCAGGCAAGCGGAGAGAAAACAAACAACCGGAATGAATACCGGTGCCGGTTTTATGCGGATGGTCCTGATAATAATTTCTTTTATAATGGATCCATTCCGGTGGCTCCAGGTGGAACAGCTCCAGCCATTGTAAAATCAGGAGATGGAACAGTGCTGGCAACTCTCTCTCCTGGCCAGATTTTCACATTGACCAGCCCATTTACCACAGGATATAAAATCACATAAAATGGCTTTAACATATCAGGAGGTTTTGGATTTAATAAACAATTTGCTGCCGGATAATACCACTCAGCAAATATCAGAGAAAGATCTCCGGGATGTGGCAACTGCCATTCTGGACCGAACAAACCAGAGTAATATTGAGGATTTAAATATTGAATGGGATGTGGCCACCACTTATGCCCTGGATGAGATTGTAACCTATCTGGATAGGATATGGAAAAGTAAATCAGCCGGCAATGTTGGCCATCAGCCTCCATCAGATCCAGGAATCACAGAGAATACATACTGGATTGAACAGTCCAGATCTGAATCAGTAAACTTCCCGGAATGGTCTGCAGGGGTGTACGGATCCGGGCTGATCATTGTCTATTATAACAACCAATTATATAAACTCAATGTGGGGACCAGGCCATTCAATTCCACTAATATAGTGAATGAGATTGCTGCAGGGGATTGGCGTTTATTAACAGGGATATTGAACCTGGGCACCCTAACCGATGGAGCCACAGTGAATCTCAATTGCTTAAATGCTGAACAGGCCAAAGCATATTGGAGCACAGCTCAATCAGCTCCAACACTTAATTTATCTGGCCTGGGAAAGATTGCTGATGTAAGCATAAAAAAAACTATTTCCGGGGATTCAGTAGTAACAATCCAGGGAACGGGATACAAATTTATTAATATGGATAATAAAACTTTGCCAGCTACCTCCGTAAATATAACCTTATCAGATTCGGTAAATTTTTTCTTTGAGATATCATTGAAATATTCCGGAATTACTGATGGAGGATCAAAAGTGATTTTAATTCAATATAAATAAATGCTATTACGCCGGCACTATAAAACAGAAAACCCATTTACTCCAGCTCAGCTCAATCCGCATATATGGCTGGATGCCTCAGATCTTTCCACTTTTGTTTTGAGTGGGATTGATGTCAGCGAATGGCACAACAAAGGATCATCAACATTCAAAATGATTCCTTATAATGGAACCCCAAACAGGGGATACCTGGGAGGAAAAGTGGGAGTAAGATTTGCTCAATACAATACCACCTGGAGCCTCATCAGTGATGTGATCCTGCCTTGGGATTGGAGTACAAATCCTCAAACTCATTTTGTGGTAACATATAGTTATGCAGATTCTAATCTATATCAATATTTGGCTGGAATAGATAACCAGGTAGATTCCCTGATCAGATTTGTTCAATCCACCGGCCATTTTACATTGTGGGCTGGAGGAGAGGTGGCCATAATCAGAAATTTTCCTTTTGCAGTGATTAAGGCTGGATATGCTTACACATCCGGATCCGGTGATTATTCAAGCAATAAACTGGTATTAGGGCATAGAGGGGGATCTTCAATATTTCCATGGGGTGGAGCAATATATGAGTATTTAGTTTTCAGGGATACTTTATCAGCTAACAATGTAAGCAAGGTAATGAGTTATTTAAATACAAAATGGGGGATTACTTAAATCAAATTTAATTATGGCTTTAACATTAGAACAAAGGATCAATCTTTTTAAGGGATTTTATTCACCTGGGAATAATGCCCTGGGGGAGAATTGGATGGAATTGCTGATCACTGCAGCTGCCATGGATTATGCAACTAATTTTTTATTGAATGTGATTGATTTTCCACTGGAGAGCAGTGGAAATCCTATCAATCAGAATGCGAATAATTATAAAAATTCAATGGTAAGCCTATGCAAAGCAATTGTGAATTTTGAAAGATTTCAGAATCACTCTATCCTGAATAGTTTAAAGAGAGTATTTACAACCGTGGTGGGATTATCCAGCTATACTCCAGCACAGATCTCCGGAGCTGATTGGAGCCAGTGGGAAACCTTTGCCCTAAATAATATACAGGAGGTTTGTGAAATTATGGCCGGAGTTTTACCGGTTGAAAAATCTGAATATGAATCATTATTGCCATGAGAAATAAAAATCTTTTATTTTATCTCACATCAGGGATCCTGGCAGGGATCATCCTGGTATTTATATTCCTGGCCAGCTGCCAGCCACCGGAGGCCAGGGCCAGGGCATTCACGGTGAAATTTTCTCTCCAGGATACTATGTTTGGAAACCTGGATCCTGGAGATGGGATCTGGACACATCCAATTGATTCCGGAGCTGGGCTCTGGCTGGTTTGGGATCGGGGATCCCTCCAGGCTGATTCAATTCTCACCACATATGGAAATCTGAAAGATCTGAAAATCACTCTGGATGAGGGCACTCATCAGATTGATTTATATCCGGATTCAATCCCTATTCATGGAGCATATCAATACTGGAATTTTTCTCAGGTTTGGCATTTAAAGGAATCAACCCAAATCATGCTGATTTATCCGGATGGCAGGGATCAGTTTGCAGTGCTCCTGGATACTGTTCACACCTGGGATTTTAGGGTGGCTAATACTCATCATGAATTCAGATATCAATATTATAAATGGGGTGAGCCATCTCCATACTGGCCTCATTATGAAATGGATTTTTATGGAGGATTACCGGGATTTGATTCCACCAGGTATCTGGTGAGATTGGATACTGGATTCCAGGATATTGATACAACATTCATGGAGGGGGAATCAGTGGTATTTCAAAGAAAATTAAAACCGGGGAAAATTTACCCTGCATATTATATCATACAATGGGCTCTGGGATTTCATGTGATCAATAAATTTTCCATGGATTTTGAGCCGGCAATGATAGCGAATTGAAAGAGATCATCCAGGTTAATATCATCATTAATGTGGATCCCAAAACCAGGGATTTTTCCATCCTTGAATTGATTGTAAAGCTCATGGATCATCTCTTTCCGGATCAATATGAGATCAAAACAAAGAAAAAAAATATAAAATCTGATTGAATTATGGCCAATGGAAATGGGAACGGATACAACGGATCAAAAAATGCCACAGCTGTAATGAATATTTTATTAGTTATTCTGGCAGCCATTTTAACTGGCCTTTTTTCTCTTTTATTAGATATCCGTTCTGATGTAAGATCAATGAATACTGATATCAAATCAAATTCTTTAAAAAATGTGGAGCAGGATGGCAAGCTCAATCAGTATGGGAATGACCATCTCCAATTCCGGGAGGATCTCAGAGAATTAAAATCATACCATAAAAAATAAAGATATCATGAAACCAAAAAATCCAATTACCTCAATCATCGGGATTATCGTTGGATTGCTCCCGATTATTGCACTTTTATTCCCTCATCTGTTTGGTATTGATTGGGCAGCTGAGGGATTTGTTGAAAAGATTTCTGCAGCTCTCCTGGGCCTTGGAAATGAGATCACTGCAGCGGTCCTGATATTTAAAGCAGGTGACAAAGGAGGCTGGTAATGGCTCATGTTTTTGGTGATCGATCTGAGAGAAACCTGATCACCTGCCATCCGGATCTCCAGGAGATTATGAGGCAGGCTCTCCGGATCTCTCCCATAGATTTTTCCATCATTTTTGGCCACCGGCCAATGGAGGAGCAATTTGATCTGTATAAACAGGGCCGATCCTATAAAAATGGAAAATGGGTGATCACTGATAAAACAAAGGTTGTCACCAATATTGATGGATACCGGATCCAGGGAAAGCACAATCTTGATCCATCGGAGGCGGTTGATATCATGATATATACTCCCAGCCATGATGATCTGGCCTGGGATCCGGAACATCTCAGCCATGTGGCTGGGGTAGTGATTGCCGTGGCTGATCGATTGCTCCAGGAGGGCCGGATTGCTCACCGGATCCGGTGGGGTGGAAATTGGGATGGAGATGGAATCATCCTGAGGGATCAGAGGCTCATGGACCGGCCACATTTTGAGATCATCACTGATGATCAGGATATATTCCATGCATGAGGGATCTCATCACAAATATCATTTTTATTGCCATTGTTTTCACCATTGGGATGGTGGCTGGATCCTCATTCAGATCATGCTCCCATCAGCCAGGTGGCTCCATCGATACCATTGAAACCATCACCATCAAAACAGATACAATCTGGATGGATACCATTTTCATTCCGGTGCCTGGAGAGCCGGCACAGCTGATCAGCCAGGAGGAACCGGCCGGCCAGGATCTCCATACCTTTTATGATACCGTGAGAGTTTTCACTGGCCTCAATAAGATCCGGAGATACCATAAATCATTCAATGATACCTGGGCAAAAATCAATGCTGAAATCAGGGTCCATGGATACCTGATGGATCTGAGGATTGAATATGCCAATTTGAAACCGGATATCCTGCAGACCAAAACCATTGAGAGGACCGTGATCAAGAGAGAGCCTCAAAGGGGTGTATTTATCGGAGCCCAGGGAGGATCTGATGTGCTTACCGGTGCCGGTTATCTCACTAAAAAAGGATGGTTTATCCAGTATAATTATGCTCCATTCACCCAGGGCCATTACCTGGGGATTTATAAAAAATTGTTTTAATCCCTGTTTCTTACATGCTCTTTAACCAGATGGCTAGCTGCGGATCCGGAGGAGCTCAGGCCACCGGTGGCCAGGTTGAAAATTTTAAAAGTTAAATTTTGGAGAGTATAGGCAGATTCTGATTTTTGGCCGGTTCCTGAAAAAGTGAATTTTTTAAATGTTTCTTACATTAAAAATCTTTATTTTTTTCTCTCATCTCATTCAAATAATTAATGATATATTTTTGCATATCATCCACATCCTTTGCTGTTTTTTCAAGATTTTCAAAATATTTTTCTTTGAAATCATCCATTTTATCCTCAGGTATCGAAAATTGAATAAAGGTTTTCAACATTGATTCAGTTTTGGCTAACCGGTATATTATAGGGGCGATTACATAGGTCATATCAATATCCATAATATCATGTTTTTTAGTTCAGATTAAAATTAAAAACAATCTCAAAAAATAACACCATTCCACCTGGTTTATTATCGTCCTAAAATCCCAGGATTTAATCCCATATGTTTGAAACTGTTTTTAATAGGCATATTAAAAAGCGTAAAAAGCTCTATTATGAAATAATTTCTCTATGCATTGGGATTTATTATTCACGTATAAAGCCTGGGCACTTGAAACCAGCTTTTTTGAAAGGATGTATCCGGTGGTGATGGAAATGATCCGCAGCGGAGCTCCTCTCTCCAGGCTCAGGAAACTCAATCCAAATTTAAAAGAAAACAAGGCTCTCCAGATTGCTGAATTTGACCGGGAATCTGGTTTGTATCTCTTTGGAGCCTCCGGATCCAGTGATCCCTCCGTGGCATTTATCCCGGTCCTGGGATCCCTCACAAAAAGAGGTGATTTATGCTCATATGGCATGATGGATTATATCAAAAGGATCCAGAGTGCAAACAAATCAAAGAGAGTGGATTCCATAGTAATTGAGATGGAGAGCCCTGGAGGCACCGTGGATGGCACTCCCGAATTTGCAAAAGTGGTCCGGGAGAGTGAAAAACCGGTGGTGATCTTTGGGGATGGCCTGGTGGCCTCCGCTGCCTATTGGGTATCCTCCCAGGCTGATTTGATTGTGGCCAATGCTGATAATTACGTGGATTTCGGATCCATCGGAGCTCTCTATGTATATGAAAACTGGAGTAAATACATTGAGAAAGAGATTGGAGAGATCCGGATCATCAGGGCTCCTCAGTCAAAGGATAAAGCTCTGATCAATCCCATTGAACCACTCACCTCAGATCAAGAGAAAGAGATCCGGGATGAGCTCAGGACCATCACAGATTTTTTCATTCAGACCGTGAAAGCCGGCCGGGGTGATAAACTCAATGCTGATGATAAAGAGATATTCACCGGCAAAATGTTTGATAAAGAGAGATCCCTGGAGATGGGATTGATTGATTCCATCGGAACTCTCCAGGATGCCATTGATGCCTCATATCTCCTGGCACATAGCAATAAAGGAGGAAACTCCAAATCTAATACACAAAGTAAAAATATGAAATTCCCAAAACTCAGCTCTTTATTCGGCAAGGCCGAAGAAGAAGCACATTCAGAAGATCTTTCAGCTGAGGAGCAGGCTTCTTTGGAGGCCATTGAAACAAAGCTGGCTGAAAATGAAGAGCAGGTAAACGGCCTGCAGGCACAGATCTCAGATCTGGAAAATCAAATCAGTACACTTAACCAGGAGAAAACTTTGCTCCAGGAGCAGATCTCTGCAAAGGATCAAGAGATCCAGGATCTCCAGGATCGATTGGCTAAAAAGCCGGCCGGTGAGGCCACCACAGCATTGAGCAATCAGGATCAGGGTCCGGAGTACAAAGAAACAAAGGAGGATCAGTTCAGAACCAGCCTGGATGATGAGGCTGATCAATACCGGGCCATGAATGGCAAACCAAAGGAGGCTGAGGCCCAGGAAAAATAAAGGAATTTAAAAACTCAAAACAGCATATTAAAATGAAAAAATTTCTTGTATTATTTAATCTGATATTTTTCTCCTATATCATTGGAGGGATTTTCTCAGCGTACACAGGAGCCTCTCCTTATGTGGCCATTCCATCAGTGGGATTGCTCAGCATTGTGAGTGCTCATTTTGTTACTGGATCCGGTTTTGCCTATGCATCCCAGGATTTATCAGCTCTGGCCAGGTATGCTCATCAATTCCAAAAGAGTTTGATTTCAACACTTGTGAATGGATTGGATATTGCCATGGATATACCGGTGATTCCTAACATCAAAAGCTCACTGAAATTACCAAAAATTAAGGTGGGTGATGGCCTCAGGCCGTACAGTGCAAACACTGAATTTTATACCGGGGATGTGGTTTATTCTGATAGGGAATTAAAGGTGGATATTGGAAAGAGGGAGATCCTGATTGATCCGGAGGCATACCGGCACACCTATTTATCCCTGGTGAACTCTCCTGGCAGCGGAGCAAATAAAATGGATATTCCATTTGCTCAATATCTCTGGAATGAGGTGATTAAAAACGTGGCCAGGGAGATAAATGATGAGGTGGCATATTTCGGGTTTGATAAAACCACTGCCACAGCTTACAGTGAAGCCTCAACCTATTCTCCTGGGGATTATATTACATATTCTCTGAACAGCATCACAGAGTATTATGTTTGTTTGACAGCTACCTCAGCCGGTGAGGATCCAGTGGATACTCCTGCCAAATGGCAGAAAGTAACGGCCAGGGCCGTGGTGCCTGGCTTAAAGGTGGCCATTGAAACTGCCATCTCCGGAGGTGGTTTGACTGCCACAGCCACCGGCCAGATTGATAATACCACCGGAAAAAAGGCTCATGCTGCATTCCTCAAATTGTTCCGGGCCATGCCGGTTCCATATAAGAGAGCCGGAGTGATCATTCATTGCTCCTTTACTGATTGGGAATACCTGATGGATGATCTGAAAACTCAGTTCCAATATACCGTGGCTGATATGAGCAACATGGTGCAAAATGGAATGCTCCCTCTCCCATTAACCAATGGCAGAGGATTTGCAAAGCCAGCCACCTGGCTGGGATCATCCCGGAGGCTGATTGCTCAGCCGGTTGATGTGGCCAGGGCCAAAGGTATAAACCTGGTAATGGGTACGGATCTTTTGAGTGATGCCAATGAGATCAAAACAAAGGAAAATCTCTGGACGTTGGAAGCAGGGATTAAATTTGTTTCTGGATTCCAGGTATCTGATCTGGATGCCTTGAAAGTAGGTGATCAGAGTTAATTTGATTGATTATGGCAGCACAGAAAAAAGATAAAAAGGTTTTAAAATTCCCGGTTTTCTCAGTGAAAGCCGGGAAAAAATCCAAAAAATTTGCCGTGGTATATCCCAAAATTGAGATACCCAGGATCAATAAAATGATCCCGGATCATGGCATTTTTACAGCTGAGCAGGTGGCCTCATCTCCCAGGGTGGCGGCCTACCTGGTGAAAATCGGATCCGGAGCCCTGATGGAGATTGCTGATGAGAGTGAGATTCAGGTGGATCCCGATCAGGAAAAAAAGGAAAGTGAATAATCTTTAAATTGAAATAATATGGCATTTGAGGATATTTTATGGACACAGGGTCAGGATAATATGGGTGGCCTGGTTGGTGACCTTTATTTTGTACCCATTGAGGATATTGATTTCACCACTCCTCCCACACTGGATGCAGATGGAGTGACCATCTCAGGAGCCATCACCCTGAAAGCCTTGAAAAAGTGGTTCAGGATCTATCATACCAGGGGAACCGGTAAGATTGATGATAATGTGGTGGGTGAACGGGATGGCAGGAGTTTTGAGAATTTATGTGAGTTTAAATTTCCAGGGGATACAAAGGAGGTGATTGCTTTTAAGCGTCAGGTTTTAAATACTCCCATTGCCCTGATCGGGAGAGATCCTCAGGGCAATTACCGGATTTTGGGGATCACAGTGATCAAAAATCAATCCACCAGCCTGGATGAGCTCACTCTGGATTTCCCTGCATATATTGAGAGTGCTCCTGGCACCACCGGCCTGGGATCTGATGCCAAAGGGCATACATTCCAGGTAAAATGTGAGGCCATCTCTCCTCCTTTATTCTATGAGGGCACCATTGATCTGGATGCAGGAACCTGATAAATGATGGCTAAGAAAAAACAAAACATATTACCTGAGGAGATTGCTGATGATTTCACGGTGGATCCAAAAGCTCCGGTGAGGTTTGCTCATCGGAGATATGGAGAGTATGATCTGAGAAAGATCACCCGGAATGCAGCTGATTTCCTGGCCAGTAAAAAAATCTATTTAAGTAGGGTGAACAAAAAGGATGATTGATTCAGGCGGTAGGTAATTTTTTTCATGTTTTCTAGTTGACAAGCTCCGGAGCTCTCCGGAGCTTTTTTATGGTCCTATGTTTGGCGACTTATAAGGGGTAATTTTTTAGCGACTAATATAAAAATCATGCTCATTGATGTTGATCAGATATTAAAAGAGGCCAGGGAGGGAGAGAAAAATCCTGAGGATCCTGAGGTGATCCAGGAGAGCCAGGTTGAATATATTGAGGCCGGCCAGATCAGGGCACCATCCATCCCGGATCCGGATCCTCCGGCCATCCAGGATCCCGGCCGGCAGGATGAGAGATCCAGGCCAATCAAAGGAGATCTCCTGGCTGATCTTGCCATGGAGATGAAAAATCTGAGGATTGCCAGGGCCAGGCTCTCCAATAAATATCCGGAGATGGTCCGCAATGGTGCCTCAGCTCTGGATCTTATCTCAAATTATAAAGAGATTGAGAGCTATACCGAACAAATGAAAGAGGTATATTCCAGGAGGAGATTTATTGAAAGATATGGCAGGCTCCCTGATCCGGAGCCCAGGCAAGTGGATCCGGTGGAAAGCAATGATCTGATCAGGCTGAAAAAATACCGGAGATCCCTCAATGATAAGAAATGTAAGCTCAAAAGGAAGCTCCAGCCAAGTGCCAAAACTCCCAAAAATCCCTCCAGGATAACGGAGTGGGCTCTGGAGCTGGACCAGGTTGAAGCAGAGCAAAAAAGAGTAATTGAAAAAATCAATCAGATAAAGGATAAATATGAGTGAAAATTTAATCATCCGGGATAAATCCCATTTGCCCAGGGAGGCAAAAAAAAAGCTGGATACCTCCTTTGATCGGATCTGGAAATTTTATTTTAAAAATAATGTGAGGATTGAACTCACCAAAAAGGAGGAGCAGCTCCGGGAGAGATGGGAGCATGTTTGGTCCTTATTAGGAAAAATTTTAACCACTCGCCAGGTAATTAAAAAACACTCTTTCAAATATAGTATTGATCTGAGCACTGCATATGAGGATATGCATAATGCAAAAAAATTATTTGGGGATTCCCAGGATCAAATGAAGAAAGCACAGAGGGCCATTGTGAGTGTGTGGCTGGAGAAAGCCATCAAAAAAGCATATAAAGCGGATGAATGGAAATCCATGGAAAAACTGATCCTCAGGTACACCCGGATCAATGGCCTGGATCTCAATGAGGGGGATGGTATTGCTGATCTGATCAAAAAAATGAAGCCTCATACCATTATAATTACAGGGGATCCCAGATCATTAAAACAGGAGGCTGATGAGCTGATGGAGGGAGTGGAACAGGATCAGGATATTGGTTTTGAATTCATGGATCAGGATGATTGAGCCGGTAAAAAAGAATTTTTATCTCAATCCCATTGCCAGGCTTTTTTTATTGGCCAAACAATCAATAAAGGTTTTGATTGCCGGCCGGGGATTCAGCAAATCATTCACCAATGGGATCTCCATTCTGGTAAAAGTGGAACTCCTGCCAAAGAGCCGTGGATTGTTCCTGGGCCTCACTTATACTCAGATACTCACAAACACTCTCCTGCCTATCAAATCAGCCTGGGAATGGTTTGGATATTATGAGGGGATCCATTACGTGGTGGGGAAAAAGCCTCCGGAATGGTTTGATAAACCATACCAGAAACCGGAGAAATATGAGAATGTGATCACTTTCTGGAATGGCACCACAATCATCATGGGATCTTTTGACCGGCCTCAGCTGATCCGGGGAGGCTCAAATGATTGGGTAATTGTGGATGAAGCTCTCCTCATCAAAAAGGATGTTTATGATCAGGTTGTGATCCCTACATTGAGAGGCTCTCACACGGTATTGAAAGACCGGCCAGGCCATCTCACTGAACAGTTTACAAGTACAATGCCATATGGATCCATAGGCCAATGGCTCCTGGAATTTGAGGAGAAAGCAAAGATCCGGGATAATGATGTATTTTTTATAACAGGAACCAGCTGGCACAATCGTGTGATCCTGGGAGATAAGGTTCTGAACAGATGGAGGAGGACCATGCCAGCCCTGATCTACCAGGTGGAAGTGATGAGCAAAAGAATGATGAGGGCCGGGAATCTGTTTTATCCATCCCTCAGGGATCATCACTGGTATGAGGATTCCTTTGATTATGATTGGATTGATTCTCTGGGATTAGATATTGATGATAACAAAAGGGATTCCAGGTGGGATAAAGATTGTGATCCCTCCCTCCCATTACATATCAGCCATGATTGGGGAGCATTCAATGGGATTACCGTGGATCAGTATCATCAGGGATCCAATGAGGTAAGATTCATTAATGTGATGTATGTTCAGCATCCTGAGATCCTGGATGATCTGGCTGGTAAGTTTTGCAAATATTATCAGCATCATAAAAAGAAAACAGTATATCAGTGGGGAGATAAGTCAGGAGCTAAAAAGGAGGCTAATGCAAAGCTCTCATACTTCCAGCAATTTGCTAACATCCTGCAGAAAAATGGATGGAGGGTGATCCGGAAAAAGATTGGGGATGTATCTCACCTGGCCAGGCATAAATTTATCAGTGACCTGCATAAAGAGAGGGATTCCAGGATGCCCAGGATCAGGCATAATGCAAACAATTGCAAGGATCTCAGGATTGCCCTGGAGCTGGCCGGGATGAGGGGCGATAAAAAGGATAAGAGATCTGAGCTCAATCCATCCATTAAACAGCAACATGCAACTCACCTCACTGATGCCTATGATTATAGATTATTCCATGGATTCCATGGTGTGAGCCTGGATACTCCAGATCCCAGCGGTGTATCCTTTGGAGGCCGGTGATTCATATATCCCTCAATTAATCGCAAATAATCGCCAAAATGATAAAGCGGTCGGGAGTACGGAGTGACCAAAACCCTTTTATTTCAACATTCAGAGTGGTTAAAGATTTGGAGCTCATAAAATTGTTTATACCTTTTTCCAATCAGAGAAAGCCTTTTAAACGTCCTATTTTCACCGGTCCGGATCACTTAAAATTGTAAGGTGAAAAAAATGAGGATTGATATTGGAACGGTCCTGAATAAATTTGATGATCTGGTGGATGAGGCTCAAAATAAAACCAGAACATATGGAATCCGGTTCTTCACAGCTGATGGCAGGATCCGGGAGATCAGCAATGCCAGGAAAAATGTCAAGATTCCAGGCAGATCCAGAACAGGATCAAACAACCTGAGGAGCCGTTCCATGTTCAATCTCAAATTCAATGGAGTTATGCTCCTATTTGATGAAGATTCCCAAAATTACAGGAGTGTGAAAGTGGCTCAAATGTTTCAATTCAGGGATCCTAAATCAAAAATCTGGCTGGATATATTTCACTAATGATGGATATAAATCAACAAATAAAAGAAATCAAAGCTGGCATATCATGGGGGGCAAAGAGTGGCTCCATCATTGAGATCACAAAGGCTGATATTGAGCCTGATGCCGTTTCCAATGTTTCAAATTATAAATCCAAGCCCTGGGCCTATTGGGGAGCTGAGAATGACCGGCCACAAAAGATTGTGGATGAAAATATGCAGGATGGCACCTCGGCCGGTGCCATCAGATTCAAGATCCTGGCTCATTACGGTGCTGGGCCATATTTTTACCGGAGGAGGGTGGAGAATGATCGGGAGATCATCACACCGGTGGCCATGGAGGATCTGGATCAGGAGATTCAGAATTTCTGGTTTGAAAATGATATCCAGAATTTTATCCAGGCAATTATCACTGATTTTGAGTGGTGGAATATGTATCATGTTCAGTACATTCCCAATGAGCCCAGGAATAAAATCATCCGGGTGAAGCATCAGAGAACCATTGATCTGAGGGCTGAGATCCGGGATCAAAAGGATGGAGAAATAAAATACTATTTCCTTTCAAGATATTGGCCGGATCCGAAAAGTGGGCAATTTACCAGGATCCCTGCATTCAATAAAATGGATCCTTTTGGCCAGCCAAACGCCATATACCAGCACAGATTGATCTCAGTGGATAAAGATTATTATATCACTCCTCAATGGCAATCAAATTTAAAGTGGCTGGCCGTGGCAAAAAAGATCCCGGAGTGGATCAATTCAAATATTGATAATTCTCTGAATATTAAATATCACATTGAGATCCCGGAGAGTTATTTCATGAATCTGTATCCAAGAGAACACTATGAAAGTGATGAGGCATGGAAAAAAGCAGTGAAAGAGGCTGAGGAAAATCTCAAAAAACAGATTGATGATTTCCTGGCAGGGTCCAAAAATGTAGGCAAAACATTTTATACCAAATTTGCCCTGGATGAAACCGGAAATATCCTGCCAGGATGGAAAATCACTCCAATTACAAATGATTTAAAGGATGAGGCATGGCTCAATGCATATGGCACCGGAGCTGCAGCCATTGCAACTGCCCACGGAGTACCTCCATCACTGCAGGGTTTGATCCTGTCCAATGGATTGGGCACAGGCTCTGCCAGTGATGTGAGGGAGCAGTTCAATTATTACCTGCAGCTCAATACGGTTATACCCAGACAAACATCCCTGGAGTGGTGGGAATTTATAAAGAGGTTTAATAAATGGGATCCCAGGCTGCACCTGGGATATAAAAACATTGTGCTCCAGAGCATTGATCAGAGTAAAAAGGGATATCAAACCCAGAGTGAACAAAATCCAACGTCAAACAATCAATAATGGCTCTATTTATAACAACATCGGAATTTAAGAAATATAAGGCGATTGATGCCAATACCAATTTTAATACACTTTTACCATTCATTGAGAGTGCTGAGCAGGATTTCATAAAACCATTATTGGGCTCCACTTTATATGATTTACTCCTCTCCGGTTATACCTCAGGAGGTGGAACTCCTGCAGATCTGGATCTCCTGGCTCTCCTGCCCTATGTTCAGAGGCCATTGGCATTATATGCCTTTTATCATGGATTCACTGATCTGATGGCCAGTGTGGGAGATGCAGGGATCCAGGTGCAAAGGGGTAATAATACGGAGCCGGCACCTAAATGGATGCATGATAAATTATCCTCCAAGGCTCTCCGGGATGCTGATAAACATGCTGATAATTTACTGGCATTTCTGGAGGCCAACAAGGCAATAACAGCATACGCAGGCTGGGCAAACAGTCCATCAAATACAATTGCTCAGGGAATGATTTTGCACTCTGCCAGCGTGGCCAGTAATCACATTGATATCCAGGAGAGCCGGAGGATCTTTCTAAAAATGAAACGGTTTATAAGAGCGGTGGAGGATAAAGAGATCAGGAAATTGATCTGCCAGGATCAATATGATCTGATTGTGAGCCATATCAAATCAGCATCTCTCACATCCCAGGAGGAAACTCTCCTCTCCTATTTACGGCCAATCATTGCAAAGGAGGCTCTCTGGCTTTTAATTCCTACCCTGTCCATCACAATTGATCCTGAGGGTTTGTTTATGTTCAGCACAGTGGATCCCACCGTGAAAAAAGAGCTGGCCTCAGCTGAGATGGTTAAAAATTACCGGGAATCACTGAGGACCGGGATCACAGGATTCCTGGCTGATATCGAAAATGCAAAGGAATTTATAATAAACAACATTGATGATTATCCGGAGATTAAAGATTCATCATGTTACACCTCCAGGTCGGATCCAGGGCCATTGCATACCGTGGACAATTATCAGGACCGGAGCCATTTTTCAGTATAATATGAAAACATTTGAAATAAAAGATCTATTTTATACCTCCTGGGATGAGCTCAATGCTGATCAGGCTGCATTGGTTATATTTTTT